CTTTTATCAATAACCTTTAATTGATTTATTTTTCGAGTTAATTTAGCCATATCATTAGGGTCAAGTTTTATCATTTGATTTTTGTGGCTATAATTTTAGTAAAATATTTTTGAACTGTGTCAACAATAGAATTAATTCGATAGGTTCCCGCTTCACTTTCTAATTTTAAAAGGTCTGTATCTTGAATTGTATCAGCGGTCTTTTTACGAATGATTAATTCAATTTCATCGTATCGACTACGCTTTCCATTCTCTGTCTTAAAATCACCCTTAGAATCGTTTTTAGCCGCCCATATGGTTGACGCAGTTGCTTGAGTTGATGTAAATCCGCCGTAAGTATCTGCCGTTTTTGTCAAACGCTCAACTAAAACCCTTGTGTCTAATTTTCCAATGTTCATATAAATAAAGCCTTATAAGATGACAATAATTCTTTTGACGAAGTTGGTATTTTTTGCATTGTTTTGCCCTCAATAAAATCAACTCTGTTTTCATATAAAGTAGTTACAAACTGCAACAACGCCTCTTTTATAGCACTATCGGAAAGCCCCGTTGTAATATAAACCATTTCCATGTCCTTTGCGGGTGACTCATCTAACTCAATAACCGATTTCTCTAAACCATAAACCGTATGAGCCGCCGTTGTATCTTCAACCGTAATTGATGTAATTGTTGTTACTGGGGCAAAAGGTACTTCGAACCTGTCGTCAACATAACTTCTGTAAAAAGTTCTATTTTTTGCAACAATATCTCTTGAGATATAGTTTTCTAAAACAATTCTTGCCTGTGTTATCATTTGACTAATTAGAGTATCGTCCGCAGTTGTGTCAATTCTTGCGTAAGATTTAACGTCAGCGGTTGAGATTATTTCGGACCCCGTTGTTGAGTTTATCTTTATTTGATACATTATTTACTTTTTTTCTTAGGCGTTTTTAGTTCCTTAGTTTCCTTTTTAATTTTTTGCTCCTTTGCAATTATTCCAATTCCTTTGTCAATTAAATCCTGACCGTTTACATTGTCAATGTCAATAACGTCTCCCTTTCTTTTTATTCCAGTAGGTAATAAAATGTCACTTTGTATAATAATTTTCATAATATGTATTTTAAACAAAGATAAAAAAAAAGTGCCACTAAGAAGATGTGACACTTTCCAAACAATTAAAGAATTAAAAACTATTAATAATAAATATCAATTACTATTAAAAACAAAGTTATTAAAATATTTGGAACTTTTGCCCGTTGTTGATAATCTTATTGACTGCATATTCCCAGTATTAGGAAAATTAAAAAAGCCGTTAAAATATTCGCAATAAATACAAAACCAATCAATTTTTTCAATAGTATATTTATTATCGTCGTTTCGCAAAGGAACTTGAACTGATTTTCTATGCTTTAAAGGTGTTTTTTGTGTTGACTTTATTTGAATTTTTTTAAGGCTTCCATTTACGTCAATGATACAATCGTAAACGCTTGAATCTAATATTGGCATTGATACAACGAAACCTCTTTTGGTGCATTCTGAGGCGAATAAATACTCAGCGAAACAACCTAAATGATTGGAATCCATTTAGTAAAGATAAAAAAAACCGCCCTAATGGTATTTTAGGACGGCATTAACAAAATGAAAAAAAACGCATTTTTAAATTCTTTTCTAATTTTAATTACTCATTTTCTTGGTCATGATTATAAACCATTCCAGCTGTTGTCGTTCTATTAATTTTTTCAAGTTCGTTATCTTCGTTAATCATTAGGAGAATTTTTATATATAATTAAAGAAAATAACAACATGAAAATTGCGTCAATTTGTGCGTTATAATAAAAGACTAATCTAAAAGCCCAAGCAATCGGTGCAATTATTAAAAAAATCCTTACAATGTATCTTATATCTTTATCGTTCATTCCTTATATTTTCAATGTCAATTGGGTGAATAAAAGCCAAGTCAAACCAGACGCAAATTATCCAAGTTGCGAATAATATTAAATCAAATAAAATTGCTAATCCTATTATAATTAAAACCGTTTTAAGTTTATATTTTTTTTGAATTGTATAAACAACATCGTTAAATGATTTAATTAATGACATCATAATTTTGACAAGTCTTTTAATTTTCTCCAAACTTTTAATTCATTTATATTGAATTGTATGCCTGTAATTCTTTGCTCAAAGCTTAAGCTGTCTAAAGATTTGTGTCTTGTTTTAAATGACTGTTTAACCTTTGCCTCTAAATGTAGAATATTAGAATAAATTTTATTTTTAGCTTTTTGTTTTATATTTATCATTGAGTTAAAAGTATTATTTCAACGGGGTTTTTTGTACCGTATTTTTCTTGAATCCTGTCTAAAAATTCAAGGTCTCTAATTGTTGCAATATTGTTTTTAACTGCTCTTAATGCAATTCTTATCATTTCAATCTCTAATGGTTTGCTCATAATTTTGTTTTAAATTTTTTTATATTTTTTTTAATACTCATCGTACATAATCGGTTTTATACTATATTCAAAATGTGGTGAAAGTTCGCTAAACTTATCAATTAATTTTTCGTAATTATTGCATTTAGAATATTTATTATTATAAGTATCTGTTTGCAATAAAGAGTCTTTTATTAACTCAAATTCCGTTTTAGTTATTGATATCGTTTTTATTTTATTTTGTGCCATAATTGTTTTTTTTAGGGGGTTTTTACACCCCCGTTGTTTTATTTTGCGATAAATTTTGCTATGTATGTAAAAAAGTGCATTATGTCGCCGTTGTAAAAATCTATTTTTATAAGATTGTTTTTTGCATTTAATTGTGTTGTTTTATTTGCGTTTGATAAAAAATCAATTACAATTGACAAAGGAATAAAATTTGTTCCCCATTCTTGACCCTGAACTTCAATAATTGTTTCTTGGCTAATTCCTTTTTCTTTTAATAATGTGTTTAAGTAAGTTTTCATTTTTATTGTTTTTAATTATTGTTATTGTTTTACAATGTAAATATAAGAAATATTTTATATATAGCAAAAATATTTTACATTTTATTTTAAAAAAAGTTTAGGGCATAAAAAAAGGGGACATTTAGCCCCCTTTTAAATATAAACGCTAACTTATTATAAAGCTGCGATAACAGTAGCGAATGAACCTCTACATAACGCATTTGGTAAATACGTCGCAAAAGCAACTCTTTCCTGTACTCTAACAGTGATAAAATTCTTTTGAACATTATCTGAATCTTGCTCAAAAAACTCAACTCCTGCGTTCTCACGAACCCATAATTGAGCAGCTTGTGCAAAGTCTCCAAGAATAAATTCACCCTCTGCCATGTTTGTATTCGTAACAATTGGAATACCTGCAAAACTTGGGGCAAGTCCTTGATAAACTTGGTCCTTAATATATCTTGAATCACCGTCTTTAGTAGATAACAATTTATTGAAATCTGTCGGGTGCATTAATATATTAGTCGCTCGGTAATTAGCTTTCTCCACTTGGTTTTTTGCTGTAATTAATACATCAAAATTTTGTGGGTTAGCAATAACTCCCGCAGCATAACCAGACGCATTATTCGACCAAATAGTCGCTGTGTTTCTAAGTCCATGTAAATTAGGAGCAACTCCGTTTCCTCCAAGAACTTGGTCATCTTCAACAGCCATTAACTTGCTTGGTATTCTTGCAGAAATGTAAGAAGTCAATTGCTCAGTATCTTCCATCATTTGACGAGAGATTCTCAAATATGTTCCAAGTAGCTCAACGTTTGCAGTTGATGCAGTTAGATTGAAATCTGACTGTCCTAAAGCTGAACCCTCAGCGGTAGCCGCAGCCCCTTGATTATATGCTGACTCAGTTACATAACGAACGACGTCTGAATTTGTAGTCCCAACAGGCACCATGTCACGAACGTGAACGGGACTTGACGGGTCATACTTAATTCCAGGAACACGACTCGCAGCAATTACCTCGCCAGTAAAGTCAGCACCAGTAGTCATATCAGCTTTGATTTCAAAAGAGGCAGCTCTTGAGTTTCCTTTTTTAAGGTTTTCAATTGCACCGCCCTCGATTGCATCTTTTAAAGCTGTTTTTAGATTCATTGGTTTTTGATTTGAAGCTGATTTTTTAGCGTTCATTTCAATTGCGTCCATTCTCTTGTTAGCCTCATTATTTTTAGCTAAATATTCATTAGTTAAGTTTGAAATTTCGCTTTTTAACGACTCCTCAATCTCTCCCTTAGCGTTATCCTGTGAGGATTTAAACGCTTTTTCGATTTTACTATCAACGATGTCACCAATTTGGTCCAGTTGATTTTTTATATTTTCGTCCATAATTTTATTTTTTTAGAACATTAAACAAATAATTAAATATTTCACTTTCGTCGTTTTTTACTTGCATCGGCTCTGTGACTTCAATATCAGTCGGCAAAGTGATTGTATCATTAAAAATTGATTTAAGTTTAAGTATCTCAGCCTCTAAGGCAAAACCTAAGTCGTCTGAAATATTTCCTTTGCGAATTAATTTAGCAATTTTGTCATATCGGTTTAAAACTTTGTCTCGGTCAATATTACCCTTAACGTCCAAAATCATTGCTTGGTCATTTGCCGCTAAAGTAACCGCCGAGATTTCAAAGAGTTTAACTTCATTGATATGTCTATTATCGCCTATTATTTCTTTTGTTATTGGTAAAATACCAACACTATTTTCTGTAATTACACCCGCTTTCATTAGTTCTATAACGTCAGTCCCTAATTGTGTTTTAGGGATTGAGGCTTCAAAAACTAAACCTTTTTCATCTTCATATAAGTCAACCATTTTTCCAAGTGGTTTATCCATATCATGCTGGTATAAATATTTTACACGCTTACCGTTTTCGCTTATTGTTTTAGTATAGGCACCTTTATTTATTATATCGCCATCTGAATCAATGTTTCCAAATACCGACCCGTAACCTTTTACCATTCCGCTTTTTTCGTCTGCGTCAATTAGTTCTCCAATTGGAGACGCTTTATATATAATTTTATTCATAATACAAAGATATTAAATTTATTAATTATCGTTTTCTGTTAATTCATTTGCTATTATTGCCCCTGTAAATAATGGCATTGAATAACTATCATTTAGCGTTGGAACCTCTTTTGGAAACGGTGCTGTCGTACATCTACAATTAACAACATTTTTGGCACTCCCTGCGGGGTCTCCTGCATGATTTAACATTTCACCGCCAACCCTAAACTTTTTATTAAAGTCAACTATTTGACCATGAGCAGCGGCATGAGCCGAACGGGTCCTCTCATCTAAAGCTGAAATCCATTCTTTTTGCATTTGTTCTTTTCCGAATATATCGGTTGCCGATTGTAAGGTTGCAAAATTAGCGGCGTTTGTGGCTTCGGTTCTTATTATTCTTTGAGCCTGAAACTTAGATATTTGTTTAAATCTATTTCTTAATATTTTTTGTGCCTCTCGTTCATTTAAAGACATAAACTCAGGGTCCGCCATAAACTTTTTTAATGTGGTTGTTAATGTTTTTTTTGCAGTTCCTTGAACTAAAGTAATTCGTTCACCTGCAATTTGATTACCTAAAGTTGCAAATTGTTGCTCCCAAATATCATTATAATCATTTGGGTTAATATTTTTAGTTATAAATTTTTCAAAGTTTTTAGCGTACCAATTCGCAAACCTTAGACCAATATTAATATAAGTAGTAATATAAATATTTGTTAAAGAGTCTAAAGAAAATAAATTATCAAATCCAGTGGTTTTGTTTTGAGTTAAAAATAAATCAATTCCTTTTTGATATTCCTTTAAATAATAATTAAATGTATTATTGACCTCTTTGCGTTCGCCTCTTTCAAGTTGTTTCGAAAACTCATTAATCCAATTGGCTTTGATTTTTTTTAAATCCATTAGTCATTTTCAGATATTTTTTTTGCCCATTTAAACATTGCAGCACCTCCCCAAAGATTATATGCGACATAACCTCTGTCCTTATATGGTTCGTCTCTGAATTTATCTGAAATAATTGCATTGTCTTTATGCCTCGATAAAAAAGAATAAGTTCTTTTGATTGTTTCAACTGATAAATTTTCTCTATTAGCTAATTGATTGGCTCTTTTCCAACCTATATCTGTACCGCCTTTTACAACATCACGCCCGTATTTTTCACGCCAGCCTAACATTCTTTTAGCGTTGTTTGTGGCACCTTGCGGATAATTGTTATATGAATCTTGTTTTAATTCTTTTTTCTCTTTTACGTCTTGACCAGTTGCTGAAATATAATCTTCGTGAGTTTTACAAGGCATATAAATTTTATTACCGTCCTCATCGTGTGAATGAGTTCCAATGCAACCGATTTCTTTTGCCCTGTCCGCTGCCTCTTCTTGTGTTGTATATACGTCCCGTCTTAGTTTACTTTTTGATAATAAATTATTAACGTCAATGTTTAATTGTTCAACGGGTTGTTCAGGAATATCATTGAGTCCAATTGGCAATAAATTTGAAGGAATATAATAATCGTCTAATTGACTATTGTCTTCATCGACACCGTAAGACATTGCACTTCTTTTTTCGTTTGGTGTTAACCACCACGCCTGAGACATTTGTCCAACAACCTTGTCCATTTCCTCCTGTAATTCAGGCACAACAGTAAAATCAAAATCAATATATAGATTATTACCATATTGAGGCACCAACCAACGATTTAATTCCTCTCTTATTTTTACCATTTGAGGAATAACGGCGTTTTGATATAATGCCTTTTTCGCTTCTTTTTGATTGTTGTAAGTACTTGCGTCGGTATTGTTTAACAATTGAACAGGGACATTGTAAATATTACAAAGGTCTTTGATACTTGCGTTATATTGTTCTATTAATGATAAATCACTGGCGTTTAATCCAAAATTAATCCATGATAATTTTTTCGGCGTAATAACAACATCACCCGCATTTTTAGAGCCTTGGTATTGTTGTTTAAATTTATCTTTTAATTGTCTTGCTTGTACTTCGTTTAAATCACCCTCGTCTGACATTAATACACCCCTTGCGGTTTGATTTTGTAAATATTTAAGACCAGTTGTTAATGCCTCGTTATTTGCGTCCATTGTTCTGAGTCCCGCTTTAAGTGGAGACATTCCATATAAATGAGAACCCGTCCCGTCGTAATATGGATTAAAGTCTTTTATGTGAAGTATTTGTTCAGCTGGTATTTTAAAATTCCCGTTGTATTCAAGTGAATATTCTCGAACTGGGTCCATTATACCGCCTGACTCTATTTGCATAACTTGAGACGGTAAAACGTAAAGTTCTTTATATTTATTTTGATTAATACCAGTGTCGGGACCAATGCCGTAGATATAACGATTGCCAGTTAACAAACCAAAGGCAAGTATTTCACTTATAAAAGTATTGAATGATTGAGCGGGGTTTGGTCTGTCTAATAACTCATGTAATTCGGTGTTTTCTAATTCAATTAAAGATTTCTTTTGTAATATTTTAGCGTTGTGCAAGGTTGTTGTGTTAAAATCGCCATTAGTTAATGACTTATATCTTTTTAAATCATTTGCGTTTTGTATCTCATAAACTTGAAATGGAATTGTTGTTGCTGATTTTGTTATTAAATTAACAATCGAATAAATGGTTGAATTAAAACGATAGCCCTTATTAATATAGCTGTCGTCGTTTTCTTGAGAACTAACAAACGTATTGCCTAAATAATTATAAATTGCTTTATTATAATCGATGTTTGTGCTTTGATTGTTTTTTGTAACAAGTTTTCGAAAGCGTTCTAAAAGTGATGCCATTTATTTAAAAGAATTTTATTATACAAAAGTAAGAATTATATTACAAAGAAATCATTCCGTTTAGAATATACGCTATAAACGACATAACGGAGACTATCCTGTAAATGATTGAAACAGTCAAGTGGTTTGTTTATAATGGTCCCGTCTTTTAATTCATGCCAGTAATAAGAATGATATTCTTTTATAAAGTTCTTTGATTCATTAGATAAATAAATGTCAAATTCTTTTATTAAACTTATTCCCGCATTGATTGACCCTTGTCCTTTTATGGCACCCTTTGCATATATATTTAATCGTTTTAACTCCTCAATACTTTTTGGCTCAGCTGAATCGCAATAAACTAAAGTATCATTATAACCATTATCAATTAAAAAATTTGCTGTATCTTGATTAGTCATTCCCTTTTTATAACATATTTCATGAACATATAATTTATCGCCTACCTTTCGAACTTCACAAATTGCTAAAGGGTC